AGAAATTTCAGAGATGGGTTCTACCTTGAATCAATGGGCCACGTCTCTTTCTGATTTAGATTTCGCACATAAGCAAGTACAAAATCCTCCATTTTTCAAAAAGATGTTTGGTGCTAGTGAAATAGAACAAAACGCACTAGAAGTCTGGGGTCAAAAACAAAAAGCTAAAGAAATGCGTGATGAATTGCGTAGTTACATTAGCTTATATTATGGTCCATCTGCTTGGGATGAGATAGTACGTATAGAATCTAAAATGCGTAAAGAACGTAAAGATGCTATATACGAAGCTGAAGAACGTAAACAAAAAATGCTAGAAGTTTTAGTTGGAATTGGTCTTTCTATTGTAGCTGCTTTAATCTTATTTGTAATATTTTATTTTATAGGTAAATCACAAGGTAAGTGGTGAAAATAGTACAACTAAAAGGTAATAAGTGGGGATTAGTTGGTAACAACGGCCAGCTTCTTATTGTTACTAGAAACCGGCGCATTGTTGAACACCATTTAGTTAAGATGCTTTCTTCCGACGGCGACGAGGAGCAGGCTTAGGCTTTTCCTCTTCATTTACTTTTTCTTTCTTAGCTTCTAAGCGATCGATTACTTCTTCTCCATCCATCCAAATATCTTTATTGTTTAGAATAGCTTCTATTTCTTCTTCAGTTAAAAAGTCTGCATAGATTTCACGAAGCAATTTTTCAGACCATTTGCGCTCATGGACAATATTATCATACATTTCGCCGCCTTTACCAATGGTTCCACCTGAATAGTTATGGAACATAAACATTGAGTGGCCTGACACTTCAAATCCATCAGCACATAAAAATACCATTGTAGCTGCAGACATACATGCGCCTTCTACAGAACAAATTACGGTACCTTCGCATTCTCCTAAAACTCTCATCATTTGAATTGCAGTAAATAAATCACCACCATAAGAGTTAATATGGATATTCACAACATCATTTTTTCCAGCATTACGAATTGCATCAAACCAATCGATGTATTCTTCTGCTCTTTTAATTTCTCCTGAAAGATAGAACTCGTGGATGTTAGCTACAGCTCTATTTGTAAAATATGTTCTTTTTTTGTCTTGACCCATTAGCATATCCATTAAATCGTCGTTCATCGACTATCCTCACTTAATTGCTTAATTTTTTGCTCTAATTCTACAATTTTGTCTTCTAGTTCTTTTATATATTCTTCAACTACTTCCTTATCACAAAGGGTTTCACAACAAATACCAATTTGTTGATGTGCTCTAGTGGCCAAACATTTTTCTCGTCTTGTACTCATTAATTGTTTCCAATAGTTTTGGGGCCCAGTTATCTCTGTGCTCTTTAAATACTTGTGCAGGTTCTCCATCTACAGAAATAATGGTAACAATATTAGTAATAGGCATTCCTGTTCGTTCTTCCCACATAATTGCATATGCAGATTCTTGAATGAAATAACCTTCAATCCATTCTTTCTTTTTTAATTTCCGAGAAGTTTTGAAATCCACAATAGATAGAACACCATCAAACTCAGCCACGCAGTCGACTCTACCAGCCAGCTCCAAGTGTTCTGAATACAAAGGGACTTCTTGGGCGTACACCTTTCCAATTCGTTCATCTAAAATACCTTTAATGTCTTTAAAGTTCTCGATAACATTAGGCATATAGCCTTCTGTATAATTTTCTTTATTGTTAATATAGTCTTCAACGATAGCATGAACTGCTGTCCCACGAGTTGCAGCTCGATGAGATATTTTATTTGCTTCTTCTTCACCTACACGTTTACGCCAGGCTCGAATAGCATCTTCGCTTAAGATAGAAAGTACAGTGGTGACACTAGGATAAGAAATCCCATTGGGACACTTATATTTTCGTCCTGTATCAGTGGTCTCAGCCGATATATCAGCGTATCCAAGATCGATACCAACATGTTCAAATTTCCTCGGTGGGGTCAATATAGTCATAATTTATCTTATTCACTAGCGTTTGGTTGATTTTAGTTTTTCGCTTTGTTTCTACTCTTTTGATGCGTAGATCTTTTTCATCGCGAGAATAAACTTTATTCTTACCTTTTTTCTTATTGCGAGAATCAAAACGTCCGAATTTTGCCATAGTCCTTTTCCATAGTCATTTAATACCCATATGTTCCTTTGTCATAATATAATCTCTAACAAGACCGGAACGTACAATGTCTTGCCAGGAGAATTCTATTGTTTCGAAATATTTTAATCTATCTATAATATCTAGAAACTGTAGAATGCCGTTTTTATCACGTTCTTTATCAAAATCAGTTTGATAATAATCACCACACATAATGAATCGGCAGTTTTCACCAACGCGAGTAATGACTGAATCTAATTCATGGAATGTTAAGTTTTGCATTTCATCAACTAAGATAATAGCATTTGATATAGTAGTACCACGAATAAAAGACGTCGTAAGGAAATCAATTGCACCTTGTTGTACTAACTTATTCCAACCTTCAGGATCAGAAATTAGCTCAGATACTATTCCACGATACGGGGCAGTGTAGGCATCTTTCTTTTCCTCCTCAGTTCCTGGTAGAAATCCAATATCGCGCGTAGGAACAATAGAACGTATGATAACCAATATTACATATTGTGTCTCCTTATCAAGGACATCTTCTAATCCAAGATACATCGATAAAAATGTTTTACCAGTACCAGCTGATCCAGCTAAACAAATATTGGAACCTTCTTTATATGCATCAAATACCTTTTTCTGATTTTCTGTGATTGGGGAAAGTGTTTTTAGCGCCTCGAGGCGAACTTTTAATGATCTATTCATTTAGTTTTAATCGTATTATTTTTGCCAGAACCATCTTTGATTTTATTCAATACATCTTTAAATCCATCGCTGGTTCTTGAATGTAGTGAACCAACCATTGATACAATTCTTGGAGCAGCTTTTAAGAATTGTTCCATATGTGGATTATCTTCTTTATATTTGTCTAGTTCAGATATTCTCATAAGAACTTCGATTTCTTCACCAGTTTCTTTATTTCGAAAGTTGTAAGTTGGCATCTTTTTCCTCAGCTTCGCGATACATGCGCTTCATATATTCATAATAGCGTTCTTGTTTTTGCTTTGGTTTTTCTTTCATAAATTCAAACTCTAATTGTTCTTCTACTTCAAAAACCATCGTGGAGTCTCCCTTTTTGTCCAAACCATTTTAAAGTTATCCTGCTTTGTCTTATAGTACAATTGATATGACTTTACAGGGTCGTGTTCAATTATACATTCAGGATTATTTTTCATGGCTAGCTTAAAAGGAGATCTAAGTCCATCTGGAATATTACGAGGTGGAAGCTTAAGTGGTAGCTCTAGTAAGTGAAAAGTTGAATGTACCTTTTCATAACGATACTCGTATTCTTTACATAAAGCAAAGAAATGATCGTAATGCCATCTATAATTAGCAATGTTTTCCATAGTCCAAAGAGTACAAGGATGGTTCCAGTGTACAGCTTTGTACAAAATGTCTTCTCTTTTATCTGGTAATTCCCAATACTTAGTCATGGTTTTACCAGATTTAGATGGCCGTTTTGTTTCTTTACCGTCAAGTATCCTATGCGCGGTTGACATCATTTGCGCAGATTCTACAATCATTTTTACAACGTGCTTGTCACATTGCATTCTAGCTGCCTTGACCGGACTTTCGTCAAGAATAAAAAGATTCATGTAAACATCCTCACTTTCATATAGTATATATTATACTACAATCGAGTGAGGATGTAAACAGCTTTATGCAGCTTTTTCTAATAAAATTTCTTCTAGTTCCTCTATTCTTGATTTCATGTAATCATGCTTCTTTTGAAGCACATACGCCTTTTTACTATTACCCCTAACTTCTTGTCTTCTTATAAAATATTCCATCTCCCTACAGTCTCTCTTTAATCGTTCAATTTGTGATCCAAACATTGTACATTCCTCTGTATAGTTAATTCTATTAGAATTTTTACGGGTACGAATAGTAGAACCTCCTTTTATAAATGAAAAAAGGGACCGGCCACTTTGAGTGGCTGATCCCTGAATTAGCTATGAGTAACATTAATATCCTCATATCTTTATTTATAATTTATTTAAAATTGACAGCTATTGTAATTCTATCTTTATCTAAAGATTTGTTATTAACTACCATATGAGGCATATACGATCTAAATATAACTAATCCTCTTTCTTCGGGTGGGACAGTAAAAACTCTATTAATAAATTTTGAATGCACATTCTGAGGATTTTTAAGAGGATTTAAATCATTAAATGGATCTTGAAATCTTAGTGGAGAACAATTATCTGGAGCTTGCATAAAATATACTGCACTAAATGTTTCTCCATTGTGTGTATGCAGCTCTTGGCCTTCTCCTTCATTATAAAAGTTTAACCAAGCTCCTGAAGAATAATATTCTTCATTACAAGTCATAAGTTGGGCATAGTTATGAACATGTTGTCTAATAGTATTTAGTAGCTTTTTATATATTGGATCTTCATCAATCCAACATGTAGACCAAGTTGTTTTAACGTCGCTAGCCCAACCAACAGGATTCCATGTTTTATTATGCTTATATTGTTGTAAGCTATGGTTAATTAAAATATCATTTTCTTCTTTTGTTAATATTTCTTTTTCAGCATAAATAGATCTAGAGAACCATTCTGAAATTATTGGCATTTATTTACTCCCTTATAAGACCTGGAAACGCTTCTTGTACTAGTTTTTTAGTAATACCAGAAAAATGCGCTGAATTATTTGATTTAATAAATTTTTTATCTTTCATCATAATTAGTAGATCACCTTCTTTGGGATGAACTGTTTCTAAAATGCCGATAAACATTTTTTCTCGCTTTGGAGCTGGCATATTCTCACCAGGACCACCTTTCACAAAGTATTTAAATCTCTTTGTTTGGTTGAATAATGAATTTCTAGAATATCCAACGCGATTAGGATCATCATGTGGAGGTTTACCTTCTGGAAGAATAAATTCAATTGTGTCGTCCATTCCTCCACGCAAAATGTCGCGTAAAGCTAAATGGTTATTTTCTTGGAGAATTTTTATTTTTTCTTCTTTAGTTTTTGCTGATGCTGCTTTTTCAAGAATCTCATGAATCATAAGTTTCATTATGTGAATTCCTCTACACTCTCAATTAGTAATTTACAGCGCTTTTTAATTAAGTAGTTTAGTACTTTAGATTTGTGCGCAATTTTTTGGTTATCAAATCTATTTATAATATCAGCTTTTAAGTTTTCTGGAGTTTCGGCTAAGTCAATAAGCTTCTTATTACGGCAATAATTTCTGTAAATTTCTTCAGTCATTACTGATTTAAGATTTTCAGCATTTTCAAGATAGTGCTCTATCTTTTTCTTAGTCATGGGCGATTGTCGTAACCCATCCACAAAAGTATTATCGCCGCTAAGGATATTAGGTACTCCATCACTTGAGTCTCCTTTTAAGATTTGTTCAAATAAATACCGGCGAGGGTTGGGGTCTTGAATAAACTTTTTAGTCATTGGAGAAAATTGACGTACGTTATTATATTTCTGCAATTGGATAAAGTCTTTATCAGCAGAAACAATCATAACATCATCGTGCTGTCCAAACTCTTGTGTTTGTTCTACAAGAGTGCCAATAATATCATCGGCTTCACAACCATCAACCTTAATAGTTTTATATGGTAAATTTTCACCAATTTCTTCAAATACTAAATTGATAATACGGAAGATCTCATTCCAGTCAAGGGATGATTCTTCACGTCCATCACGACGCTTAAATTTATATTGTGGAAATACTTCTCGGCGCCAATTGGAAGAATCAGTGGCAATAACCATTTGACCATATTCTTTACGAAATTTCTTATTGTACATACGAATAGAATTCAGAATCATGTGCCGAATCATATCTTCTTGTACATCTAGTTTTTGAGTAATAATGTTTGCAATCGCAATAGCGTTATAGTCAATAATAATCATATTTCACCTTTTTCATGATTAATAATATTATATCATATTAATCACAATAATCCATCTTGTCTTAATTGTGCTCTAATCTTTGTAGCACTAATATCATGTATTTCTTTACCTAAATCGTGTTCTGTAAATGTATAACCAACTCCACGGCCATAACTAATATCAACAATATTTGGTACTTTTATTATAACATATTCTTTATCTAAAGTAAACCCCTCTAATGCTAAATTCTGTATAATAGATATTTCTATTTGCGAAAAATCAAATGGGTTATCATTTTGTATTGCTGTTCGCCCTCCTCCAGCATCTTTACCAACTATGCCACCAACATCACGAACCATAATAGCAACTTGACCTGTTTCTGCTAAAGCACGTTTAAATAATTCAGTATGTCCTTTATGCCAAGGCTGCCATCTTCCAAGCATTTGAGTAGTAGGTTTTTTCCAATCAAACATTTTTCACTCCAAACTTAATATAATTATACCAAATGCGTTCGTGTCCATAATAAAGTATAAATTTTATAAAAAGATCAGCAATAAAAACGGCTCCAACAGCCTTAGGAGGTAAGCCAAAGTACCAAGCAATAGCAGCAGTAGTTATACTTGCTATAATTCTCCATGTTATTGCTTTAGCTAAATGCCTTTTCTTTTCTATTTTTTGACTCATAATTAATATACCTTTTTACAATTTTTAGAAGCTGCTCATCTGTATCGGTAAACCAACCACTAACACGATAGTCAAACTTAATAGGATTTTCAAATATTTTATTTGTATCTTCAAATCTTCCACTAGATATAGTATCCATCCATACAGTAAAATCAGGATCAAATTCTTTCCTTGCTTCCTCTGTAGGACATACAAAATCTGCTATAGCGATTTTTTTAGCCATGACAACACCATCGGCTAAATACCTCATTCTTTGAGCTTGGCGTATTCTTCCTTCTATGCTGAAATCCCAATCATTATAATAACTTCTTACACTATCTGCATTAATATGAACTCCATCAATAAGTTTAGAAAATGGTTTTGCTAAAGTTGTCTTTCCACTACCAGGCAGTCCAAATATAAGTATTTTCATAACTATTCATCTTCTTCCGGAAAAAATTCTTCGCGTTTTGCGTCATTTATTTCTTTTACATATTTGATTACTTGATGGATCTCGTCCATTGGCTCTTGTAAAAAGTGTTGTTTATCATCTACCCTGTACATCATTGCTACAATTAGATTCATAAGTACACCCATATCTTTTACAAGCGTAAGATCTTTTAAAGGGTGGTAACCTCTTCTAGCTAGTGTATTAGTAATATCGTCCATTGCAGCATAAGCAATTTCTTCGTAATACTCTCGAGCTCTTTCTAAATCTTCTACTTTTTCTTTAGTAGATTTTAGCTCTTCTTTTCTATCGGGAAACTGAATAACGTTATCATTAGACATTTTGCATTCCTCTCACATGTTTTGCGTGAATTTTACATCCAATGAATTCATTATAATATTCGTCACTAAATAGAACGTTTCTGTCAAATTGCTCTTTTGCTTCGAGATATGACATTTCTCCTTTAGTATTACATAAATGTAATATTTCTCTTGTAAAATTATTACGTCCATGTGATTCCACAAGTAGTTTTACTTGTTCACTAGAACCAAAATAATCTTTCCAATCAGATTCTTTCTTGGAGATACGACGTCTTGTCTTGCCTTTTAATGGAGGCAATTTACGTACAGCCCAAAAATTCTTTTTACCAACATATTTTTTATTATTAGAAAGGTCAGTTATAAGATAAACAAATCCAACATATTCTTCAATTTGTTCTGATTCAAATAACTGACCTTTGTATGTCCATTGATCCATAAATGTACCATATTATTGCTTTATGGTACTATTTATTCATACTCGTCTTCATCCCATATGTCAAACTCATCGTCCTCTTCATATGTTTCAGAAGTAAAATCTAAATCTTCTGTAGTCTCAAACCCACAAAACGGACAAAACTTGGGAATGATACCTTCTTCTTCTGCTTCTTTAGATTTAATTTCGTACTCGATATCGCAGTCTGGGCAAACTACTCTGCTCATTTGTTTTTCCTCGTTGGCTATAAATTAAAGACTTAAACCCTTAAATGTATTTTCATCTACATCTTGCTTTACACCACCAATAACATAAGAACTAATTTCAGTTTCTTGTGGCGCTACTTGTACATTACCACCACCAATCCATTTTTCAGTCCAAGGCAAAGGATTTGCTTGCGGAACTGAATATGGAGATGGAACTCCGATTGCTTTCATACGTTTGTTAGCAATCCATTCAATATAATCATACAATAGTTTAGCATTCAAACCAATCATTGAGCCATCTTTGAAAAGATAATCGGCCCAAACTTTTTCTTGATCCACTGCGTCTACAAACATTTTAATAACTTCTTGTTCGCATTCTTCTTTGATTTGTACAAAATCTGGATCATCTTTAGGTAGATTCTTAATCATATACGAAGAAGCAGCCAAATGCGTATTCTCATCACGAGCAATAAACTTGATAATCTTGGCATTGCCTTCCATCTTTTTGAGTTCTGCAAACGCCCATGAGCACGCAAAAGATACATAGAATCTTACTCCCTCAAGAATATTAATAGAATTCAATGCAAGCCATAATTTCTTTTTCAAATCATATTTATTAATATTGATGTTTTCATGCATTCCTGTTGGATGAATAATAGTACGTTCACCTTCACCTAATAGGTTATACCATGAATTTGCCTCAATACAATCATCATAATATTTTGAAATATCTTTTGCACAATCTACAATCTCTTGAATATCTAGCATCTCATCAAATACCTTTGATGGATTAGCATACACATTACGAATAATATGTGTATATGAGCGAGAGTGAATTGTTTCCATAAATGTCCATGCCATTACCAAAGGCTCAAGCTCTGGTAAAGATGCTACGGGCATCAATGTTTCTGTTGGACCCCGTCCTTGAACGGAATCCAATAGAATTTGTCGTTTTAGGTTTGATGTAAAGATATGTTGCTCATGCTCAGTAAGTGCACGGAAATCTGCTTTATCTTTTGATACGTCAATTTCTTCTGGTCGCCAGAAGAAGCCCAATTGCTTATCAGTAATTTTGTCAAGCTCTGGATATTTCACTTGGTCATAACGAGCAATATCAACACCTTCATCGTAAAACATTTTAGATGTTAGGTGAGATTTTTCCTTTTGCTTAAATACAGATGCCATTTTTTCCTCTTAAATTTTGCATGATTCACAGTCTTCATCGTCTACCATTTCCGTTGGTAGATCTTTAATTGCAGGGTCGTCATTCCATTCGCCTGCGCCATCGAATGTATTGTTATAATACATTTGTTTTCCACCGTACTTATAGAAAGTAATCATATCGGTGATGAGTCTTGACATTGGTACTTTACCATCTTCAAAGAACTCAGGATTGTATGAGCTATTTACAGAAATACCTTGATCGATATATTTTTGCAATACAGCACAAATTTTAAGATAACCATCTGGAGATTGCTGATCCCACAATAGGTCATACTTATTTTTTAAGTGGTGATAACCAGGAACAACCTGAGCCATTACACCATCTTTAGATTGTTTATATGATACTAAAGCACGAGGTGGTTCAATACCATTTGTTGAATTGGAAATTTGAGCAGATGTTTCTGCTGGCATAAGAGCCATTAGCGTAGAGTTACGAATACCAGTCTTTTTCAACTGCTTACGTAAACCTTTCCAATCCAAGCGTTCTTTATGTTTTACCAATTCATTTACTTCTTTCTTAAAAGTATCAATTGGTAGAATTCCGTGGCCATATTTAGTTTCCATGTTTAGTGGAATAGAACCTTTTTCTTCAGCAAGATCTGCTGAAGCTTTAATTAGGTAATATGACCAAGCCTCAGTATATTCATCAATTACTGGTAATGCTTCTTCATTATATCTTAAACCACGCTTAGCGAGGAAATAAGCAAGGTTAATAACACCAACACCAAGAGGTCTACGAGCCATTGTTGAACGTTCAGCTGCTTTAACAGGATAAGACTGATAATCAAGCAAAGCATCAAGACCACGTACAGCAAGGGTACAATACTTTTCAAAATCTTTAGTATCGTTAATTAGTCCCCAGTTAATAGCAGATAAAGTACATAGTGAAATTTCACCTTCTTCATCATTTGCAGAACTCAATGGTTTTGTCGGCAGATCAATCTCACAGCAAAGATTTGATTGACGAATAGGAGCAACTTCTGGAAGGAATGCGCCATGTGTATTTGCATGATCTACGTTCATTAAGTAAATACGACCAGTATCTTTACGCTCAGTTAAAAACTGAGAAAAGACTTCCATTGCTGGCATAACTTTCTTACGAATAGATGTCTTACGCTCATACATTTCGTAAAGCTCTTTGAATTTATCTTGGTCAGCATAAAATGCGTCATAAAGATCTGGTACTTCATCTGGTGAGAAGAAGGTAATATTTCCACCAGTCAAAAGACGCTCATACATTACTTTGTTGAATTGAAATGCATAGTCCATATGGCGAACACGAGTTTCTTCAGTACCTTTATTGTTTTTCAGTACAACTAGATCTTCAAACTCATAATGCCATACTGGAAGATAAACAGTAGCTGCACCACCACGAACACCACCTTGTGAACATGATTTTACAGCAGCTTGGAAATATTTTAGGAATGGAATAAGTCCAGTATGAACAATAGAACCATCGCCAATTTTAGATCCTATTGCTCGGATCGATCCTGCGCCAATACCAATACCTGCCTTCTTTGAGATATATCGTACAATTGAAGTAGATGTAGCATTAATGGAATCGAGACTATCGCCAGATTCAATAAGTACACAACTACTAAATTGTCGGGTAGGGGTGCGGAGACCAGCCATAATAGGAGTAGGTAGAGAAATATAAAACTGTGAAATAGCATCATAGAAATCCTTCACCCATTTCATACGGGTGTCCTTTGGATAATCTGCAAATAGAGTCGCAGAAATCATCATATATGCCATTTGCGGAGTTTCGTAAATTGTTTTTGTTCGACGATCTTGTACAAGATACTTACCACGGAATTGCTCCATAGCAGCATAAGTAAAGCTATCATCTCTTTCATGACGAACATAAGAATCTAAGGTTAAGAAATCATCACGATTATATTTTTGCATGATGTCTCCATCCCAGACACCACGGCCAATATTTTCAATTAATAGTTCTAGTAATGATTTTGGTTCATAATCACCATAAACTTCTTTACGTAATTTATAGTTAACAAGTCTTGCTGCCACCCATTGGTAATTTGGAGTTTGCTCTGAGATAAGTTCAGCTGCTGATTTGATTAAAAGCTCATGAATATCATATGCTTTAATTTTATCGTATAATTGAATATTAGCTTTTAATTCAATTTCGGAAATAGAAACGCCGGTGATCCCGGCGGTAGCCCATTCGAGTACTCGGTGGACTTTTTCAAGATCGAAAGTCTCAAAGCGACCATCTCTCTTAGTGACAGTAATTTGTTGATTCATGCATTTCTCCGTTGCTTCAGAAAAAAATAGTACAAGGGTACAATGCACTCAGGTACCCGTGTATTTCTTTTTCTTTATTGGATTTATTATATATCAGATTACGGATTTTGTAAACAGCTATTCTTCATTATTTTGCAAATTAGTTTTATCTGCTGTGCTCTCTGAAGCTTCGGAGATTGCTGTTTCGTAATATACAATCAATTGGCTTTGCTGATTTATAAATCGGCGGATGTCTTGGATATTAATTGCTAAACGTTCATAATCTCTTACAGGCATGGCAATAAAAACTACTTCGCCATAATCCCTACGAAAATCCTCAATAAACTGTTCTAGATTTTCTTCAGTGACTACTTCAAATTTCACATCAGCCATATCTACAGGCTTTGGCCTTGGCTGAAGCATAATATTAGGACCAACATATTCAGTTACTGTTTGAATGCGTGGTTCTGTATTGAATGAGGTACAACCGCTACTCAGGAGTACTGCTGGGAGGAGTAAACCTAGAGTCACTTTCGATTTGGTCAAAAACTTCTTTAGTTCCATTATTAATTCTCGTCTCAATAAGTCCTGGCTTACGTAAAGCCAATCGTGTTAAATCATGATCAGATAATTTAGCTCTAATCTGATCAAGCCCCTCTTCAGCTTGTCTTAAGTTAGCTTGAAGTTCATTGTTCAATCGTTGCTGTGTTTCTGCATCTTGTCTCAACCGACCAATAGTTGCTTCACTGGTCTTTACAGCTTGATCTAAGATTTGCTTTTCAGCCACTAATTGCTCAATTTTAGCTTGTGTAGAATCATAGTAGTACTTAGCACCAAAGCCAAGCCCACCAAGCAATCCTAATACTATAATTATACCATATAATTTAGCCATAGTACACTACTTTTTACGGCGCTCAAGCATATCCTTTATATGTTTGAGACCTAAAGATCTTCTATACATTGAATCAGTATCTTCTTTTCTACGTTTATCACGTTTTTTAAAGAAGATTTGATCTGCAGATGGTGTAAGATCTACTCCGCCACCTGCAACAGAGCTAGCTGCAACCTCTTCTATATAATCCTTAAATGATTTCATCGAATCAATTCTCCTGGATTTACATATATGTCTTGTTTAGTTTTTAAGTGTAATACTCGATAAATTGGTGCGCCTAACATATATCCTTCTGGACTTGTATCTTCAAAGACTCGAACCTTTGTGCCCTTTAGTGCAATAGTTTCTGCAGTCTTTGGAGATAATACATCATAAGATAGTGTATAAACACCTGGTTGAAGTTGTTCACCATCCATATACCATGTTGATTCAAATAAAGTATCGTCGAAATCAACATCCATTTTTTTCAAAACTTTAATAATTTCTTCTTCGGACATTCCGGTTTCTTCTTTAATTAAGAATAATGCCGTTGCCCAAGAAGCAAGTTTTGTTTTACCAAAAGGTAGTTTATTGAGTAATCTTTTAATATTAAAAACTAAGCGATGGAAAACCGTATAAGCAGCTTTTTCATCAGAAGTCTTGAGCTCACGAGTCTTTTTTAGTACTTTACCCTCGTCGTCAATAATTCCTAACTCAAAAGCTTCTGTCTTTTCCCAAGGAGTGACCAATAGCTTAATAAATCTATAAGCATAGAATAAATCACCTGTTCTTGAAATAATACTCATTAGATTTTCCTAAGTCTTTCTACTACTAATGGATCTAAAGGTACATCCATTTTTTCTTTTTCTGTGATATAATTTAAATAAAGAAGCATTGGTTTTATTACTGGCCAGTGTTCTTTATTTACTTTATACCATAACATTTTTACACTTGCGCGAATACCAAAGACATTCGCTAAGATTACGATATGATTTAGTATCAATCTTTCTTGTAGATCATCATCGTTATAATAACGACCTAAAAGCCTTTTGACATACTTAAATCTATTTAGATCATCATAAAACTCTTCTGCATCGGTGCAGTTTGGATTTTTATAATTATTTGCTGCATATAAAAGAAAGTTTTCTTCATTCAATTTTTCGAAAAGTTTCATAGATTCCTCAATAAGAAATATTATTGTTTAATCTATTTATTCAGCAATATGATCTAACAGTTTCTCAAGTAGCTTCTTTTTGCTCATTCTGCGATCTAATTCAAGACCATAATCTCTAGCAACGCTTTCTAGCTTAGCTTTTGTTAAAGCTTTTAGCTCTTCAGCATCTAAAACACCATCGCCGTCTTTATCAGCGCCAGTTACTGTAATCTCAATTTCACCATGAGTATCAACCATTACATCAGTAGATTCTTGTTCAACGATTTCAACTGTAGGTTCTACTGATACTGTAGGAACTGGTGTAGATATATCTAATGTAATTGTTTTTGGCTCTTCACGAACACGGTTATTGAATTCATCACATTCTTGAGCTGTCATTCTTTGCGCTTTTAATAGCTCGCCCTTTTTTCCAATGAATCCCCGTGGTGTCGCAATAGCGTCTTTTAACCAACCAGGAACATTTGCCATAATTTTAACCTCTAGGTTTGAACATATCTACTATTTTAGATCCAGCTTTTGGCTTAAACCCATCTTCTTCTTCAGCTGCTTCAACTGCAGCTTCAACTGGAGGAAGATCTGATTCTACTTCTTTAGGTGTTGGAGCAGGTTCTGCAACAAATTCAGGTGCTGGAGCTGGAGCTGGTTTTGGAGCTTTTACGCCATTCCACTCATCGCACTCAGCTTGTGTTAAGTTTCTGCTTTTTAGCAACTCACCCTTTGGTGTATAATAACCATTTGGTTTTGCAATTGCATTTTTTAGCCAACCAGGTTTTTTCATTAGACTCTCCTATTATATGTCATTGTCTACTAATACTATGTCAAATGCTGCTGTCACTCGAGCATTATTTGATCTAACTTCGGCTCTAACATCTAGATCCGATTTTTCTGGAATTTGGATTGGAACTCCAAATTGATATGAATATTGTCCACCAACGCCAGCAACTTCTGCTGTATGGCCAATTCTAAATGAATCTTGTCCAAAGTATCTCACAAACATATCTACTGTTGCATCAGCATTAGCTGCACAGGTAGCTGTTCCTTGAAGTAAATAACCAGTTTTACCTGCGGGGACTGTGTAAATGGCCATAAGTGTTTGCGATTTACCAATATTGATTCTTAATATTTCAGCGGTATCATTTGATACTCTAATCTGTGTTTGGTTAGCAGTTGTACCATCAATATATGCTCTATATACTCTTTTGAAAACTACAGTTCCAGTAGCTGAATTACCAGAAATAGTAAAAGTATCTTCTACTTCTTCAAAGTTTTCATCTAAGCCTAAAACATGAACCGTAATTCCATCATCTAAAGAAGATAATGTTCCATTAGAAGTTGTAGTACTAATAGTTAGAGCCGATGGAGTATCAAATGCATCCCAAGGATATAAAGTATCATTAACATCCCAAATAGTACCAATACTATTTTGAGACATGGCAGGAACAGCACCAAACTTATGAACAGTGGCCCAACCATCAACCAATCCTGCAGCAATATTAATGTTTGATGAAAGACCAAAAGCATTAATAATATTGCCATCTTTGTCAGCCATCATAATGACTTCAAAGATATTACTATTAGTTACTGAGCCAAACCATTCTTGTCTATGTGCTGAAAACTGTGCCATTACTTCTTAATTGCATCC